TGTATATAACACAGCGACATATGTCCGAAGCTACAGCTTTCAATCTGTCTTTGACATTGATTATGAAAACACGGCCAGAAACACAGACACAAGAAGCGTTGCGTTAAGAGAATCGTTTCTTCAACTTCCAATTGGAGACATTAATGTTAAGTTTGCAGAGCCAGAAGAAGAAGAAGAGGTTGATGATTGGATTTTAAGCGGTGGAGTTTGGGCAGATGATGGAATATGGGTTGATGATGCAATTTGGGAGGAGTAAATGACAATACAAAATGTTAATAATGGAGATACAGGTCTCCAGGCAAGAATAAAAATAAATCAGTCAATTGCAAAAGCAAATGAAGTGGACGGAAAACAAGCATTTTTAGGAGTTCCTGATATAGATGGAATGGTTCTTTCTGGGAAAACAGACGGCACTAAAGAATGGGTTTTGGTAGATGCTCTGAGACCAATAAACTTTGCGCCAAATGGCACAACGATTACAGGCACCGCCACAGGGGGAGGCCTAAACTCTTTAGTAGATTCCAGCGCAACATGGACTGAGAATCAGCATGCAAATAAAGTTTGCGAAATTAGAAAGAATGGGATAAGGGAATTTGCTTTGGTGCTGTCAAACTCGTCAAGCGAGCTTGTATTTGACCAGAACGCAAAGTTTGAAATTGGATCAGACATGCTTTATTCAATTTTGGAAACGCTTGCTCCGACAGGGGAAAACAACAAACTTATTGCTTTAGATGTAAGAACAAACAGATGCGCAATTTTGCTGCCTAAATCTTCCGAAGAAATAGAAAGAAAGTGGTTTCATATATATATAGAAAAAGGCGATTCGGTGGTTCCCATAATGACTAGGCTTGGGGATCTTCAGCTGGGCGAAAGATGGGGATATTTAGGATGCCAGTCGGAAGGAGTAAGGCTGTATGCACATACTTATCTTACAGATCATTTCGATGTATTGGTAACATACAACATCAAAAGACTTGCAAGTGGCAATTTTAGCGCTCCTACAGTAATAACCGAAACAACAGCCTGGCAAGAAATAACCGCAGGGTTTGAGGTTGAAGAGGCAAAAAGATTTGCTTTGTGTGGAGAAGAGCCGGCTTGCAATCTTACATATATAAGTCTTTTTCCTCGAAAATTTTTTGTAAATGCAAAGGCAAATATACTTAAAACTGGCGGAACTGGAGAATGTGAAGTTTCAATCAGGGTAAAGAAAAGAAACGGAGACATCGTTGATTACGACCAGCGAGCCAGCGAGACAAGATTTGGAACCGGAGAAGGAAGGTCAGCGGTTTTTTTTAGCGCAATTGTAGACTTAGAGTTTATGGATGCTGTGCTGTTAATTGCAAGAAAAACTGCACAAAACTTTACGGTAGAAGAAGGAAGCACACTTGATATAATAGAGGCGTGACATGTGGTTTGAATTAACAGTAGCAATTTTAGGAATGCAAAAGGGTGCAATTGTGCAGCTTGAAACGGATCGAAATGGAGTTCCATTAGATGAGTTTTGGCGGCGCAGATACAAAGATGGAGACACAATGCAAAAGGTAGAAATCCCGGAAAAAGTAATCAAAATTGAAACCAAAAGGAGGAAAAGATGACAACAATGCCTCGCCTTAACATCGCAGTAGTGGGGCAAGCAGACCCATCAATTGCGGGCAGAGTAGACCTTATAATTGGACAGCTTGCAAACGCAAATGCAAACGCAGGCAAGTTGTTCAAAAACATGCAGCTGAAAACAAACGCAGAGCTTGACGCTCTTTTTGGCGCAAGAACGGATCTCCGCCACAAAATTAAAAACTTTTTAAAGAACAACCGCCTTTCGAGGCTTGATGTTCAGACTCTTGAGGAAGACGCAACAGGAGCTCCAGCGGTATCCACAATTGTTGTTGCTGGAACTGCAAGTGCAGACGCAGAGCTTGAAGTAAGCGTAGTGTCTGAAAAAGATTTTAAAAGAACACTTACAATTTCTTCCGGAGAAACAAACGAGCAGATTGCTACAAAAATAAGCAATGCTTTTGCTGTTGGAGTTTTCCCTACAATTCCAGTAACAAGCTCAGTGCTGACAGACACGGTTTCATTTACGGCCGTAGATAAGGGGACAGTGGGCAATTATTATTCGGTGAAAGTCAAAGGAGTTGTTCCAGGCGTTACTTTTACCGTTAATGCTTTTGCTGCTGGCGCAAATGACCCTGTCTACACAAGCGCTATTTTTCCTGTAGCAAGATACACAGGCGTTGCAGTTCCGCAGTGGCTTAAGGCCAGCGTTGACAACATAACTGACGTTCTTGATGCTCGTTTCAATAGCGACAATGCCATAATGGACGGTGTTGCATTTATGGCGCTTGACGACACAGTCTCAAACCTCAACACTTTCGCTTCTGGCAAAAACAGCAAAGCGCTTGTTCTTATCGGCAATGGAAATGCACCCGCAACACATCCTGACCCCGACACAGTGGTAAAAGGAAAAGCAATATGCCATCCTACAGATTGGGCGGTATGCGAGTTTACAGGAATAAGAGCAAGAAGGCTTACAGCAGGCGCTCCCATTGCGGATTTTGTTACGGCAACAGGGCTTGACAACTTTGGCGGACCAGAGCTTGCAAGTTTTCCTTATTTCAACACTCCCATGGTAGGCGTTCCTACTACTCAAGCAGACACGCTTTTTATCAACAGCGAAATTATTGCCCTTGAAACAGCAGGCTATTCCGTGATCGGAGTAAACACCGCAGAGTCAGGGATGCTTATGGGCAGTGTTTCTACAACCTACAAAACAGACGCATTAGGCAACGAAGATGCCACTTTTAAGTTTTTGGAGTTTGTGGACACTGGCAGCGTAATCAGAGAATACATTTTTAACAAGATGAAGGCCGATCTTGCGCAGATGCGGCTTACTGATGGCGCAGTTATTCCCGGAAGAAACATCCAAAACAAAGCCACAATAAAAGGCCTTTTTATGGGGTACATTGCCGATCTTGCAGAGGCAGTTCTTGTTCAGGCTGGCAAAGCCTCGCAAATCAGCGAAAAAACAAGTATTTTGCTCAGCCTTAAAAATAGGCTGGTAACAATAACAAGCGAAATACCGATTGTTACACAGATTGGAACCGTAAACATGGTTCTTGTTCAGAAATTTAGCATATAGGAGGCAAAATGAGAAGTCTTAGCAACGGAGCAGTAAGTATAAACAACGAATCTATAAGCATCGTGCCTGGAAGCCTTACCTATAGCGCAGGACATCCACAGGTGACAAGCAGAGCAACAGCCTCCGGAGGCTTGAAAACTAAGCGAGTTTCAAGCTTAAATATTGAGGAAGCTTATGGAAAGGTGTCATTTGAGATGTTTCCCACAGGAGATTTGGACGGAAAAATTGCAGAATGGAAAAGCAACATTGATGGAAACCTTATTATTTTCACGGAAGACCTTGGGCTTACAATCGAAACGAGAGTTTTTAAAAACGCAAGCCTGGTCAACGACCCTGAAGTAAGTGTTTCACCCGATGGAACAGTTTCTGTTGAATGGCACTCGGATCAGATGGAATAAACAACGGGGGCTTCGGCCCCCTTTTAGGAGGCAAAAATGAGGTATGATAAAGAAAACGGAAAATTGAGTGTTGAGATATCAGAACCGATAAAATACGCAAACAAAGGCGAACTGTGCGATCTTGACACAGTTGTAATGAATGAGCCAGTAAAAAGCTCGGCTATAAACTGCATAAGGCTGATGCAGATAGTTAGAAAAGCAAACATGGAGATCAGCAAGTTCTTGGAAATAAAAGAAAGCACAGAAAAACAAGCTTCTCAGGCTCCCCTGTATAAGCAGGAGAAAATTGACTATGAAGAAGCAGCCTCTTCAGCATCTGGTATTGTTGAAATGGTATTGACATCGGCAGATCCAGAAGAGTTTATAGAGAAAGGAAAAGAGCTTCTTACAAAAAGGTATGACTCCACCACAAAAAGACATCTTTTGGTAGTAGACGATGAAAACGAAACTCCTGTAACAGGAGATCTTTTTGACAAACTTGACATTTCAGACCAGATGTTTTTAATTGGGTTGTATATTGTTTTTTTCGATTTAAGCTCGACTGGAAGCCGGAAGCA